CTTGCCGTCCGACGGCTGGGCAATCAAATTAGTCGTTACGCAGAACACCCCCATTGGCGCTCAAAAGTTGGCGGAATCCGATTCAACTCCTGACGCCACAAATAGTTATCACGTTTTTAACACGCCTAATTTCTGCGCCGGATTGCCGGCCGGAACGTATGTTTTGACCGAGGAAGTGGTGAACGCGGCCGGCAATGCCGCCTTGAACATCGCGGCGGGGACCAAGCACCAGATTTATTTTTCAGACAACTTTGATCTGCAAGATGACTTGGCCGACGGTCTGGCGAGCGCACCAGTTCAAACCGAGGCGCAAATCATTCTGGCCGGGCTTTACGACACCTATAAAAACCTGCTCAAGCTGAAATTTGCCGAGACGGAGGATTTGCGCAGCCGATTCCGAATCCAAGACCAGACCAAAGTTTTGCAGGACATCAAGTATTGGAAGTCTGTCCGCATCTTGGAAGTCCAACAGGAGCGCGCTCGCAACGGGCAGAACCCCGGAAATGTGCAGGAGGCGGTTTTTTGCATCGGATAACCCATGAAACTTTTATCCCCATCCACTTGGTTCAATCGCAGCCGCGCAGAGCAACGCGTCGCGGTTGAACCCGAATTTGTTCCGCGCAATTCCGCCGAATCATTGCTTTGGCGCGCACAGCAGGAGAAAGTTGAATCGTTTGATGAGTTCCGCAATCTGGCGGTGAAGATGAACCGAAATTTTGACGCGGCGGCCACGGATAATTTCACGCAGGATTTCAAGGGCAGCTATCTTTCGGCCAATGCCGAAATGTTTCCGGCGACCTACACGACGCGCGCACGCGGCCGGTCGCTGGTGAACAATACGCCGCACGCGAAGGGACTGATGCGCGTGTATGCGGATAACGTCGTGGGCGATGATCCGTTTGAACTGGAAATGGAAGTGGGCAAGAAATCCGCCGACGGCAGTTTCGTCGAAGAAACGGATACGAACGAGGCGATTGAAAAGGCGTGGAAGCGGTTTTGCCGCAAGGAAAATTTTACCACCGGCAAGCGCATGGATTTTATGGAGGCGATGCGCGTGGTGGAAATGGGCCGCGCACACCCCGGCACGGTGATTTGCCAGGAGCATTTCAATTTTCGCGGCAATGAATTTAATTTCGCCGTCCGGCTTTTGGAGCAAGATCGTTTGCAGGAAACCTACACCGGAGTCTCGGGCGACAACAGCAGGTTTGGCAAGGGCAACCCAATCCGCGCCAGCCGGGAATACGACAAGGACAACGATGAAATTCTTGCGTATTGGATTTTGAACCGGCACCCATCTGAAATCTATGCGCAAACGAATGTTTTCCCCGACGGGATAATTGACCGCATTCAAATTCCGGCGAGCGAAATCATCGAGTTCAGCAATTTGCGGATGCGCCCGGAGCAGGACATCGGCATGACGGAACTGGACGCCACCATTAAACCGTTGTGGCGGCTGTATCAGTTCGGGAAATCCCTCACGCTTTCATCCATCGCCAGTGCGAGCAAGCCGTGGTGGATTGAAGAAGACTTGCCTACGGGACAGGAATTGCCGTCGGAAATCAAAGAACTGGTTGAAAACTACCGGCTGAACCCCGGCAGCGATGGCGGGAAAAATCCGGCGGCATTGCAGACGGGCAACGGGACACCGATTATCAAAGTCACGCCGGGCAGCCGCGAGAAGCTGCCGGCGGGAATGAAGATGAAGCAGGCCGACCCGAAATTTCCAATCGAGGGAGCGGACCAGTTCCAGAAAAACAACGAGCGCGAAATTTCCGTGGCGACACACGGTTCTTATCAGCAGTTGACGGGCGATTATCAAAGCCTCGGATTCATCGCTGGCTTGATGTCGCAGCAGGCGTTTCAGCGCAATATGCGCGTGCGCCAGAAATCGCTCATTGAAGATTTGCGCCGGCTGTTCCGCGACTGGCTGAAATCCACGATCCAGTCCGGTTATTTTGACCGGCGCGGGCAGGACATTCTAATGTCGCGCCTTGAGGAATATGTGGACGGCGCAAAGTTCAAGGGGCAAGCATGGGAGTTTGTGAACCCGCTGGTCGAGGCGCAAACGCTTATCCTGCTTTGCGAGGCCGGCCACCTGACACGGCAGGACGTTCAAGACCGCCTGACCCAAGGCAAAAAATTCTCCGAACTCAAGGCGATTCTCAAGCAGGAATATGAAGAACTTGCCGAAGCCGGCCTGCCTTATGGACAAGCCGAAGCCACCGAGCCGGGCGTGAACAAAGAGGGCGACACGCCGCCGGGCACCGAAAAACCGGAGCCGACCGAATCCGGCGACGGCGGCAAGGCAAAAGCGCCGAGCAAATCCAAAGTGGCGCGGCCAACCTCCCGCATGGCGCGGAGCTTTGCCACGCGGCAACGCGGCGAGATTGACCTGACGACCAGCCGGCTGATTGACCATTCGATGAACGGCCACTAACTGCGTTGGATCACCTATGAGCACCCCCTTTGCCGAACACGCGCAGAACACGGCGGATTATCAAGCCATGCTCAAGGGCGATGATAATTCCGGCGGCGCGACCCTGACTTTTCCAACCCTGACCCCGCCCCTGACCGTGGATTGCCGGTTTGAAAAAATCGTTGACGACTTTGACCTGGGCGGCGGCCAGATTCCGAATCTGGTGGTTCCGAATTGCAAGTTTCTTTCCGATCCAGTTCCGGCCGCGCAAAAGGCAATCATTCGCAAAGGCTTGTTTTGCGTTCTTAAACCCAATCCACAATGGCCGGACGTTCTGTTGAAAGTCTGGCATGGCGGCGTAGTGCAAGGCGGATTGGAATACGAATTTATGCTGGTGGACCGTAACTTCCACGCATGATTTGGCGGGGCGGGTGTGGCTATGTCGCAATCTATGAGCATTGCGGCGTGAAGCATCCGCCCTCGCTGTTTCAAGTTTGACTTGCCGGCTCTTTCAAATGAGTGCCAACGCCGCCGCCCCCGAAGCAAAAGAAAAAACGCCCGCCGCACAAGCGGCAGCGTCTCAACCAACCCCGGAAGTCAAACCGTTCGTGCCGGTTGAAATGGATCCCGGAGAGGCCGCCCCCGTGCTTTACCGGAACACCACCGTTGAGCCGTCTGATTTTTCCGATGACAACACTTTTCAAATCGCAATCAGTTCCGAATATCCAGGGATGCAGCGGGCCGAGGAGTTGCATGAAAAACTTGGCATCGCCAAAGAGGGTGAATTATTCACGGAAGTATTGAGCCACGAGCCGGGCGACGTGGACTTGTCCTGGCTCAACAGCGGGCGCGCCGCCTTTCTTGATGAACACAAATCCACCCGGCATCTTGGAAAAATCCACAAGGCAAATCTGGCGCAAGACAAGGTTGTTCGCGGCGTGGTTGAATGCGACATGGCATCAAAACTTTCCACGACCCGTCGCAATCAGATCAAGAAACGCAGCCGGACCAACATTTCCTGCGGTTACGTTCACACGCGCTATCTCGGCCCGTCCAATCTGGCGGACGGCACGATTGCACACCGCTTTGCCTTTCAACCCCGCGAAGTTTCATCCGTGGCCGACCCGCTTGATCCGACGGTCGGACTTGAGCGCACGGCGGAGAAATGCGCCTGCTTTGGTTGCGGCAAGCAAGAGGTTCGCGCAAAAATGAAGGCCGGCGAAGATGGCGCGCTCTATTGCAGCCAAGATTGCATTGATGCCGAAGAATCCGATGAATCGCTGCGGAGCGGCGGTGAAAAGATGTTCCGGGCCAAGTCCAAAGACGGAACGGAAACCCGCATTTCCATCGTTGACATGGAACAAAAACTTCACGCCGCCCTGGACTCTGACAAGCGGTTCAAAACCAAGCGAGAAAACGGCGATGTCCATTCCGATTTCAACTTGAAAGACATTCACCAAATTAAAGGTGATGGCGACGATGACGACTGGCAGGTATTAGTCACCAGCCCCGCATGGCGTTCCGACAGCAAACTTTACGCGGTGGACTTCACTTTTGAAGATGGCGTCGTGACGCTGGGCGAATCTACCGAAGTCCAGCTTAAACAGACTTTGGAAGCCGTGGAACGGGGCCAGCCGTTTGACGCCAAACAATTCCGCACAGTTGACTCCGCAAAATTGGCAGAAGCGGAAAAAACCGCGCCCGAAAACTTAACACGCAAAAATTTTATGGCTGAAACCAACATCGCACCCACCGAAGCGGAATTGACCGCCAAACTCGAACCGCAGTTGCGCTCCAAGATTGAATCCGAAATCCAGACGCGCAACAGCAAGACGCTGGAATCCCTGTCTGCCAGCAAAAACGAAATCCGCGCCCTAGCGGATGACCATTGCAAGCAGAGCGGCGCGAATTGGGCCGGCAAGCCCGGCGAAGTGTTCGTCGTGGCCGACAAAATCCGCTCGTTCCAGATCTCCGCGTTCGAGGCTCTGGACCGGGGCGCGAACGCCTCCGAAGTCCGCAACACTTTCAAAACCGACTGTGGGGAACTCGTCCGCAATTCCCGCAAGCCGGAAAACCCCGCCGAAGTCGCAAATCTGCCGGAGGAAATCGCCAGTCGTTGCAGCCTGAAACGGCTCTGGGACGAGGCGGACAAAGCTTTTGAGCGCGGTCTCCGCAGCGCGGCTTACAAGCTCACCGACGGCGCGGAAGCCGAATCGGAAAAGGAAATCCGCCTGCGTTCGCAGCGGTTTCCGGGCGGCATGGGCGTTGAACCCATCGGCCAGCTTTTCCCGGCCAATATCCGCTGCTCGACCATGACGCTGGACGCGAAGCGCGCCATGAAGCGCGCTTTGAATGGCCGCATGACCCGCGATGCGCTGGCCTCTGATTATCCGACGATGGGTGCCGGCATCGCCCCCGAATACCTTACGCCCATTGAATTGCTCCGCAATAAAATGGTGTTTGGTCGCCTCGGCGTGACGATGATTTCCGGCGTGGTGGGTTCGCCGATTGTTTTGCCGCGCCAGACCGCGCCCGGCGTTGCGGACTCCCTGCCCGAAGGTCAAGCGGAAAACCCGTCGGATATGACGTGGGATCAGGTTCGCCTGACGCCGCACCGCGTTTCCAGCGTCCGCAAGTATTCTCGTTTCGGCATGACGCAGTTCCCCGGCTTTGAATCCTATGCGTGGGATGACGGGATGCAGACCATCGCCATCAAGGCCGATTACCTCGGCTTGAACGGCGGCGCGAACGGCGACGAACCGACCGGCATTTTGAACCAGTTCGGCATCGGCCAGGTTCCGTTCAACGGCTCGGCGGCCAACGCCTACAAGAATTTGATTGCGCTGGAAACCTCCATCCGCAAGTCGAACATTGACGAGGAGCCGGTGTTTGTGACGACCTCGACCGCGCGCGGCACGCTCCGCATCACGCCGGCCACGCTCACGGGTTCCACGGTGGTTTCCGGTGCCAGCACCGCGCTCTGGGTTGGCGAAGATTTGATTGGCCGGACCGCGCTGGACAGCCAACAGGTTCCGAATGACATCGTGGTCTGCTTCGTCCCGCGCCACGTCCTATTTGCTGACTGGTTGGGCACCGCAGTTATCTTAGATACGCTTACATTGGCCGATCAGGACAAATACAAGCTGACGCTCAACAAATACATTGATTGGGGCCTGCGCCATCCCTCGGCGGTTTCCCGCAGCTTGGATTCGCTCGCGGTGTTGGCTTAACGACCTTGAGCAAAACGAAAACTGAAACACTTTAACGAACAAAAAATATGAAATTGAAATTCAATAAATTGATTCTTGGTCTGGCGGCGGCATTCAGCTTCGTTTGCGCTGCCAGCGCACAGAACGACGCGTTCAACATCGTCCGCGTGGAAAACCTCATCAACCCGGCCTCGGCCATCTTCGGCGGCGCGAACAGCGTCACGAACTATGTCTCCGACCAGACGGGCTGGTTCGGTCGCGGATTCATCCTCGTCAACGTCAACACGAACATTGCCGGCGGCGGTGGCGCGTCC